GAAATGCGACTTAGATGCTGATTTTTATAGCAATGTTTTGTGGTAGATTCATTGTAGAATAAAATCAGCAAAAAGTCAATAAATTCGTTGATAATTATCAGATGAATAAATAGGGAGGTGATTGTGACGAGCGTATATGAAAATGTATCAGTACTTTGTGCTAAGAATAAGAAATCTATTCGCTGTGTTGAGAGAGAAGCGCATTTAGCCGTTGGGACAATATCGAAGTGGAAAACGCAAGTCCCACTGCGGACAATCTTAAGGCAGTAGCCAAAGTGCTTAAGGTAAAAGTAGACAAGCTATTGGAGTAGCGGAAAGGAGAGCAATGTTAAAAGCGGCATTCATATTATCGATTTTAACTATTATTTCTAATATAGCGATATTTATCTATAACCGTCATCAGAAATAAAGTTTTGATTTGTCATACTCAGGGCAAAATAGAGTAAATTTTCTTCTACAATTTGAAGTTTGGACAATTATAGGAATTAATTTATCTAAAGTTGTGTTTGGATCAAAATCGAAAATTATGGGATAAAGTCCACCTCCATAAGCAGCTATAGTTATTGGAAAATCTGGAGAAAGTTCGCGCTCGGTTCTTGGAATATCGTTTTCTGGAAAGGTTGGATAGTAACGATCTCCCACCCACTGATGCTTAATCAAGCAGTTAACGCTGTTTATGTTCATACGAGTAATCGTTAAGGGAGCAGAAGAGTTATTCCAAATCATTAAAGTGAATATTGCTCTGCTATAGGATTTATTGGTATGAAATTGAAATTTTTCAATGGACATAGAAAAGTTAGTACGTTTGGAGTAGAGGGTATAAATCCATTGTAGAACAGAAAGAATGAGCCCGAGTGTGGCAGTAATAAGGGTGATTAATTCACTAACAGACATTGTAAAATTCCTTTCTTGCGTAATTGGCATGGCTGTTCTGATAAGGAAAGTATAGGAGAAAAGAAAAAAGAGGTCAAGTTTAAAGGAAGGAGGTACAAAGAGTGGTATCTGTAGCAAAGACATTAATTATTTGTTTTACGATTGTGGTGTGTCTGGCAATTATATGCCGCGGTGGAAAGAAAGGAGATAACGATGCCAAGGGTAAGAATGAGTGAAGCAGAGGAGCAGAGACGTTTCCTCGGACGGGTGATTAAGTCCAACATGGAACGGCATGATGTCACCTGTGAAAAACTGACGAAAGGTGCGGGCATTAGCAGATCAACACATTTCAAGCGTGTCAAGGATCCTGACTCCATGACACTTGGAGAATTAAAGGTTTACATCCGACTGCTGAAAATATCGGATGGTGATCTGCTGTATGCGCTGAAAGGAGAAAAGAGTGAAAAGGTTTAAACAGGCAGTTGCCTTTGTGGTATTTCTACTGTCCGTTGCAGCAATGGACATCCAGTTATATATCACGGCGGGAGTGCTGGCAATATTGAGCAGTATTTATCTGCTTACATCCAGCAGAAAGGAGCAGAGAGATGTACATGGCACACGAGGAAGCCGGACTGATTACCGGATCAGAGGAGGAGAAGGACTGGCAGAGGGATTTTATATGGGAGCTAGTGCGTTCCATGCTGAAAGGAGAAGATCATGAGAAAAAGAATTCTATCGGTGTTACTGGTTCTGGTGATGCTGTTACTGGTACTCCTGTACAGCTTGCCAGTTGAAGCAGCAGAATCATCTGATCTGAAACTGATGCGTGTCACGTGTTATACATATCCACCTGGTAGTATCACAGCATCCGGTAGCGAGGTCCGTGAGGGCATTGTTGCAGCAAAAAGGGAATGGATGGATGCCCTGGTTGTCCTGTATGACATGGACATGAATTTTATCGGGTATTTTGAAGTCAAAGACACCGGCTTCGGGATCGACAAGGACGGGGACGGCATCGGGAGTATCCAGGAAGGGACAAGTATAGACGTGTTCCGGAGCAACCTGGAACGTTGCCGGGAGTGGACAGAAAGGTATGGTGATTACTGTTATGTGCAGATCATTACAGATGCAGAAGGGTAAAAATAATAGCCCCGATACTTTGGCGAGCCGGGACTATTAAAACAGCAAAAAACGGAAATTTTATGCCTGTCTTTATGTTAAGGCAGGAGAAAGGAAATGTCAAATGGATAAAAATAAAATGGTACAGGAAATGACAGACATATTTTACGACAGATATATTCAGTCACCTGAAAAAATACAGGATATTACCAATAGGATTGCAAAGGCAATAGGGCCGATGGATCCTATTGATCTGCCGGCAGTTGTATATGCTTTGGAAGTGCAGGCAAAGGCGCTGAGGAAACATCCCAATTTTGTAGATCTCACTGATGTATTGAAACTTAGATATAGTGTTACCGCATTATCTATAAATGTAGGAGGAGAACATGAAGGGGATTGAGTGCCCGATCTGTCACGGCAGATGTGATCCGGGAGAAATGATCGGCGGTGTCTGTCTGGAATGCAGGGAAGAGGAACGACAAAGGATTGTACGCCGAGACAATGTAGTCAGGATGATGAATAGTCCGTTTAAGCAGTTGGAATTAAATTTTGGAGGTAAATAGGTAATGGAAGAAAAGAGAATCATTGATATTAATGGGATGAAGATGGAAGTGGATCTTAGAACAGCAAAGAGGATCGATACCTTTAAGGTTGGTGACAATGTAAAGGTTTTGGCTACCGAGTATAACGGCACGCATAGCATTAAGCCTGGGGTGATTACAGATTTTGCGATGTTCAAGGATCTTCCTACTATTGTAGTTGCAGTTTTTAATGAAGGTAGTTGGAGTAGTAATCCTACAATCAGTTTTGAGCATATCAATTCCGAGAGTAATACGGAACTGATTTTCGCAAGTGAGGAAGAGATCCGGTTAAGCAGAGATGGTGTAATAGAGAAGTTTGAGCGTGAGATCCAGAAGAAAGAGAACGAACGCCAAGACTTGCAGAATCAGCTTGATTATTTTAAAAAGCATTTCCTTAAGAACGAAGGAGAGGTGCTTGCTGATGCCAGAGCAGATTGAAAATCGCATGGTTGTTGATGCGGAATGGAATGAAATAGAATATCGGGTACCTGTGAAAAACAGGTACCTGGAACAACGGAGAGCCTATGAAGAGGCAGAAAGAGAGGAACAATGAGCACATTATATGAATTAACCGGAGATTATATGCAGCTCCTTGAATGGCTGGAAGATGAAGAGAATCTGGAAGATGCTGCAGTAAAGGATACCCTTGACGGAATTGAGGGAGCTATTGAAGATAAAGCAGATAATTATGCCAAGATCATTAAAGAGCTTAAGGCAGAGGCTAAGAAATTTGCAGAGGAAAAGAAACGCCTGGAAGAACGGCAACAGGCAATGGAGAACCGTGCAAAACTGTTAAATAAGCATCTGTATGACAGCATGAAGCTGACTGGAAAGACAAAGTTTAAGACAGGGCTTTTCAGTTTTGGTATTCAGAAGAACGGTGGCCTGCAGCCTATTGAGATTGATACAGAGAACGTTCCGGATGAATATATGAAGAAAGAACCTGATAATGCATTAATCCGTCAGGCATTAAAGGAAGGTAAGGAGCTTACGTTTGTCACCCTGAAAGAGTATGGAGATCATTTAGTGATCCGATAGGAGGCAGCATGAAGAAATTCAGAGAACTGACGGCAGGAGATATTGAATGCCGTATTAATACGATTTCCGCTAAAGGATGCTCCCTTCTTCTTTATAAGGATGCCCGTTGTGATATGAAGATTCTGGATGAAACGGTAGGTCCGGAAAACTGGAAAAGATCGCATGAGCTGATTAATGGAAATCTGTTTTGCAATGTATCAATCTATGATCCGGATAAGAAAGAATGGGTTACGAAACAGGATGTAGGAACAGAGAGTTATACAGAAAAAGAAAAGGGACAAGCTTCTGATGCATTTAAACGTGCCTGCTTTAACTGGGGGATTGGAAGAGAGCTCTATACGGCTCCATTTATCTGGATTAGTACAGATGGAGTCACATTAAAAGAGGTGGAGCAGCAAGGGAAAAAGAAGTATACCACATATGATAAATTCCGAGTGACACAGATCATTATTGAAAATGGAGAGATAAAGGCACTTGCCATAAAAAACGACAGCATTGGGAAAATGGTCTTTAAGTACGATGTGAGAGGGTGATGCTGATGCACAGCATAGTAACACTAAATAAATACAAGGAAACAGACCTTGGCACGGAACTGTATATCACCGTGCCGGACAGAAAACTCGGGGATATGCTGACAGAACGTTGTATCAAACGTGCAGAAATGCGGTTTGACGATGGAAGAACTATTTCCATTGAGCAGAGAAAGAAAGCATATGCCACGATAAGAGATATTGCGGATTATACCGGATATTTACCAGAAGAACAGAAAGAGTGGCTGAAATACCTGTATATCGCACAGACAGGTAGTGATTATTTCAGTTTATCGGACTGTTCCATGACAACGGCAAGGGAATTTATCAGCTGCATACTGGAATACGCAATCGAAAATGGGATTCCTCTTTCTGAAAACGCAATAGAGCGTACAGATGATATCGGCAGGTATTTGTATTATTGCTTAAAGGCAAAGAAATGTGCTGTATGTGGCAAAGACGGGGAAATACATCATGAGGATGCGATTGGAATGGGAAATGACCGTAGAGCAGTTGATGACAGCAATTATAAAAAGATATGCCTATGCCGGTTACACCATACCATAGCACACCAGAAGGGCGTGAAAGCCTTTACAGAATGCTACAAGGTATATGGAATTATTTTCAAGGAGAATGAAAAGTGAAATTTGTTATCGCTTTACCACCAGTAACCAAAAAGAACAGCCAACAGATCATTAAGGCAGGCAACCGGGTAATGATTATACCAAGTAAGAAATACAGGGAGTATGAAGCACAGTGTATACCATTCCTAAAGCCCCTACATATTGATTGTCCGGTGAATATCGAAGCAATCTACTATATGCCGACCAAACGCCGTGTAGATCTTTGTAATCTGCATGAGGTCTTATGTGATGTGCTGGTTAAGTATGGCGTGATCGAAGATGATAACAGCAGGATTATCATGTCTATGGACGGCTCACGGGTTCGGTATGACAAGGAGAACCCAAGAACCGAAGTCACCATAGAAATGGTTGAAACACCTTAAGAAACTATTAACCACGCTAAGATCTGATGGCAGCATACCACGGGAATGCCAGGAGATTACCCTACCTATCAGCTCCCCCAGTTGGTAGGTAGGAATGAAGTGAGGTGAAATATTGGAAATTAATATTATAGATCTTATTCCGGTAGGAAAAGAAAACGCAATCAAGAGAGAACAGCTCACAAGACTTTGCTTTCAATATGGGTTGATCGCAGATGTAAAGGATAAAGACAGAGCCATGAGAGATCTTATTGGTGAAGCAAGGAAGGAACATTCCATTATCAATATGTCGCATGGTGATGGTTACTATCAGCCACGTACGGATTCTAAGGAAGAGATGTCCGAACTGAATGCTTTTATACAGCAGGAGAAAAGTCGAGGAGGTAAAATCTTCGAACACGTCGCACCTGCAGAAGCTCAATATGAAGATTTTATACGTGGAAGATTTGAAAGGGTGACGTGATCATGGCAGGCAGACAAAACAAAGTAGGATTGGATTACTTTGAATTGGATTGCTACATGGATGAAAAGGTTAGATTGGTACAGGCTGAATATGGACTGAAAGGCTTTGCAGTTTTTGTCAAACTACTCCAGGAAATATATGGAGGGTATGGTTATTACTGTGAATGGACTCAAGACAGGGAGCTTCTGTTTGCGTCAGAAAATGGTTTGAATGGCGGTTCCCAACAACTCTTAGGAGATATAGTGGAAGCCTGTATCAGAAGGAACATTTTTTCAGAGAGACTTTTTAAAGAGTACGGTATTCTTACGTCCTCCGGGGTGCAGAAGCAATACCTGAAAGCTACAGTCAAGCGGGAAGTTGTAGAACTGAAAAAAGAGTACCTTTTAATTAGTGTACCTGTAAATAGGAAAAATGTGGTAATTAATTCAATTTCTTCCGGAATAAATGACATTTCTGATACCGGAAATGCACAGAGTAGAGTAGAGAAGAGTAAAGTATATCCCCCTATATCCCCCAACGGTTTTAACTGCTTCTGGGAGATATACCCGAAAAAGGTACGGATTCTGAAAGCGGAAGAGGCATACAGGCAGGTCTTGTTTGATGATAGTTCTGTTGATGAGGAAGATCTTAAGGATGCCGCTGGCAATTATGCGGAGTCTGTGCGGATTCTGGATACACAGGAGAGATACATACTCAATCCGGAAAACTTCCTGTTAAGAGGGGCATATACAGATTACCTGCCGGGTAACTACAAGAAGCCACAGAGCAGTAAGAAAGTTCAGTTTAACCAGATGATGCATGGCAATTATGATTATGCAGCACTGGAAAAGCAAATGTTAGGAGTGGATCAATGAAATGAAGCGAAAAGAAAATAAGGATCTGATGATGCAGATGCTTCGTGACGGAGTTCCATACAAGGAGATCGCAGAAGCAACAGGCTACAAGGTGACCTCCTTACACAGATACGCACAGGACATTGAAGAGCGGAAAGAACATCAGAACACCAGTGTCAAAAGCTATAAGGACCTGATTATACGATGGTTTGAGCAGGGAAAGACAGCAGAAGAGATTGGGGAACTGATTGGCTACAGTCCGGTCACGGTAAAGAACAAATACAACGAGTGGAAGCGTGAGGAGAAGTTCAGGGACGAACCGGAAGAGATTGAAGATTACTATCCGGAGAGCATACTGACATTCGCAGAGAAGAAAAAGCCAAAGGGTGAGACTGTAGTAGAGAAAGTTGGTAATACATACAAGAGATTCACCGCTTATTCAGCACATGAATTTGTAGAGTATTACGGCAGAATGTGAGGAAAGAAATGGAATCCGTACAAGAAAGAATGGAACGGCTGGGCACATATCAGAAGATGATTTCTTTCATGGCGAAAGAAAAGCAGCCGTATGAGTTTAAAAGGAAATATGCACAGATTCGTGCAGAAGAATTTGCTACAGAATGCAATCGCCGAGGATTAAACTATCATGTTTCGGTTGGAGGATTGGACAGCATCGTTTTATATCTGTTTCTGCATGAGATATGTGACATAGATGCACCGGGAGTCAGTGCTTCGTATCTGGAAGATAAAAGTATCCAGAGGGTGCATAAAGCACTTGGAATTATTAATGTACCGCCGTTGAAGAGAGAGGATGGTACATATTGGAGTAAGTTCAAGGTGATTCAGGAGTTTGGTTTTCCAGTTATATCCAAGGAGGTAGCTGCAAAGATTGAACTGTTGCAGAATCCGTCTGAAAAGAATAAAACGGTGCGCCATGCCATTATTACGGGTGAGACAGGAGAATATGGTGGTTGGCAGAAGGACTCACGTATGAAGCTTAATCACCGATGGCTGAAATTGTTCGGTGGATATGAGAATGAAAATGAGGGATGTGATTTCCAAAAGCCGGACTTCTTAGTATCTTCCAAGTGCTGCTATTATCTCAAAGAAAAGAATTGTGATGATTGGGGAAAAGAGCACAACAGCGTGCCATATCTGGGATTAATGGCATCCGAAGGTGGAAGGCGTGCAAAGAGCTTACGCATGAACGGATGTAATTACTTTGGGGCATCTACCATACGATCAGCACCGTTTGCCATCTATGGCAGGCAGGATATATTGACCCTGGCTTTGGAAATGGACGAGCTTTGGAAGCATGGACTGAAAGAAAAATACCATGATCGGCTCTTCAAAGAAGGGAAAATAACAGAACGGTTTGTGATGCCGGAAAGTATTATACCGGAAATCTATGGTTCCATAGAGAAACAACCGGACGGAACACTATATACCACGAAAGCGCAGCGCACTGGATGCAGTATGTGTGGTTTTGGAATCCATATGGAGAAGCGACCGCATCGGTTTGATCTGTTGTATAAAGAGAATCCGAAAGAATGGGATTATCTGATGTTCCATATGTGCAAGGATGCAGATGGAAATGATTATGGCTGGGCGAAGGTACTTGATTATATCGGTATTGGATGGGATCCGGACACGATCGGTGGAAACTGCAAAGGACAGATGAATCTGGATGATTTTATGGATTATTAAATAAAAACTGCAATGGACAATACCATTGCAGAAAGAATGATTATTCTTTTTTAGTCTTATGTTTGGTAGTAAAAGTTATTGTTATGTGAAAAAGTTTATTTCCACATTTTATTTTCTTCATATTTGATTTTTTTGAAAATCTTAAAAGAAAATATGTACACAATGGAATTGATATTACTACCAAACAAAGGGTCAAAAATACAATCATATTGTTTTTTTCGATCCTCCGGCCAGAGTAAGACATGGCCATTATATAACATTGTTTATGTTAATACAAGACATATTGGAAAGGAGCCGAACCTCCGGCCGGGGTAACGATATATCGGGTTCCTTTTGAAAATGAATTATAAAGAATTTTTAGAATCAAAAATAGAACTTGCAACAGAAAGCGGATTCATAGTGGATCCTGCAGATATTAATCCGGCATTAAAGCCACATCAGAGGGATGCGGTATGGTGGGCATTAAAAGGTGGCAGGCGTGCACTGTTTGAGTCGTTTGGTCTGGGAAAGACCATACAGGAAATTGAATTCTGCTATCAGGCAGTTAAGCATTGCGGTGGCAGGGCATTGATTGTACTTCCACTTGGAGTAAAACAGGAATTCACGCGGGATGCAGTAGAGATTCTTGGATATGATCAGCCGGAGTACTGCCGGACGATGGAAGAGGTGGGAAAATGCCGGTCCCGGATTGTTTTGACGAATTACGAGAGAGTACGTGACGGAGACATCCGGCCAGAGTATTTCGCGGCAACCTCACTGGATGAAGCCAGTGTTTTACGGAGTTTTGGAAGTAAAACCTATCAGACGTTCCTTGATAAATTTAAAAATGTTCCATACAAGCTAGTTGCTACCGCAACTCCTTCCCCAAACCGGTATAAGGAGCTGATTCATTATGCTGGGTACCTAGAGGTGATGGATACCGGACAGGCCTTAACAAGATTCTTTCAAAGAGACAGTACCAAGGCAAATAACCTGACCTTATATCCAAATATGGAAGATGAGTTCTGGATGTGGGTAAGCAGCTGGGCGTTGTTTGTAACGAAACCATCTGATCTTAACCCAGAGTATTCTGACGAAGGCTATGATCTGCCGCCTCTGGATGTGAGGTGGGTGGAAATACCAGTACACTATGGAGATACTGCAGATCGTGACGGGCAGATACAGTTGTTTCAGGAAGCAGCAGAGGGGTTAAAAGAAGCGGCAGCCGTTAAGCGGGAAAGTATCGACCAGCGCGTGGCTGAAATGAAACGGATTGTTGAGGAATCACCGGAAGATCATTTCCTATTATGGCACGATCTGGAAAATGAACGGAATGCAATCAAGAAAGCATTGCCAGAAACAGTAGATATTTATGGATCTATGAATTATGACGAACGAGAGAAGCGAGTAATTGATTTTTCTAATGGAAAGTGCCGGTTGTTTGCAACCAAGAAGTCACTGTCAGGATCCGGCTGCAATTTTCAAAGATATTGCCATAAGGAAATCTTTTTAGGTATCGATTATGAATTTAATGATTTCATACAGGCAGTGCACCGATGTTACCGATTTTTACAGAAAGAACCGGTTGTGATCTACATCATTTACATGGAGAATGAGCGGCAGATCAAGGAAGCATTGATTGAAAAGTGGAAAAATCATAATTACATGGTTGCGAAGATGATTGAGATTGTAAAGAAGTACGGATTGAACTCTGCCAATAAGGTGGAACGACTGGAAAGGAAAATGGGAGTGGAAGGAAGCAGAGAAGAACGGACAGTAAAGGGAACCTATTACACAGCGGTTTATGGGGACTGCGTAGAAGAAACACGGGAAATGGAGAGTAACAGCGTTGATCTGATCCATACCTCGATCCCGTTCGGAAATCATTATGAGTACAGTGCCAATTATAATGACTTCGGACATAACCAGAATACGGAACGTTTCTTTGAACAGATGGATTACCTGACACCGGAACTGCTCCGTATTTTAAAACCGGGAAGAGTGGCAGCTATTCATGTTAAAGACAGGGTGCTCTTCGGTAATGTGACCGGAACCGGCTTTCCTACGATGGAACCCTTTCATGCAGCCTGCATCAGCCATTATATGAAGCATGGTTTCCAATATTTTGGAATGATAACGGTAGTAACGGATGTGGTTCGTGAAAATAACCAGACTTATCGTTTGGGATGGTCGGACTGCTGCAAGGACGGAACCAAGATGGGAGTGGGGTGTCCGGAATATATCCTGCTTTTCCGGAAACAGCAGACAGATCACTCAAAGGGATTTGCGGATGAGAGGGTAACCAAGTCAAAAGAAGAATATACCCGCGCACAATGGCAGATTGATGCTCATGGATATTGGAGAAGCTCTGGAGATCGGCTTGTCAGCAAAAAGGAATTGGAAAGTATCTCAGTTGATAATCTGCAGTCTGTATACCGGAAATATAGCCGTGAGAATGTATACAGTTATGAGGAACATGTAGCACTTGCAAAGAAACTGGATGAAGATGGAAAACTTCCGGCAACGTTTATGGTCGTTGCTCCGGGATCATGGAACCAGATGGAAGTGTGGGACGATATTAACCGGATGCGCACTCTGAATACCACGCAGAGCCGTAGAAGGGCACAGATGCACGTCTGTCCGTTGCAGTTGGACATCGTAGAGCGGATCATTAACCGTTATAGCAATCCGGGAGAAGTTGTTTTGGATCCTTTTGGTGGTCTTATGACAGTACCCATGACCGCTGTAAAGATGAACCGCATGGGATATGGCATTGAACTGAATCCGGATTACTTCCGGGATGGCGTGGGTTATCTGCAGGCTGCTGAAAACGAGATTGATGAGCCTACGTTGTTTGATTTCATGCCGGAGGTGATGCCATGATTCAGATATTGGAATTGTTTGGAGGAATAGGCTCACCAAGATGTGCATTGCGCAATCTTGGAATACCGGTAAAAGCTATTGATTATGTGGAAATTGATGAAAAAGCAGTCAGAAGCTACAATGCAATGTTTGCCAATGAATTGCCATACAAGACGCAAAGCGTAGTCGGATGGAATTTAAAGCCGGACATTCTGATACATGGTAGTCCGTGCCAGGATTTCAGCATTGCCGGGAAACAGAAGGGAGCAGATGAGGGATCAGAAACACGGTCAAGTCTTATGTGGGAGACGATCCACATTATTAAGCAGATGGGCGTATGGAAGCCAAGATATGTGATTTGGGAGAATGTGAAGAATGTACGGAGCAAGTACATGGTGCATAACCACAACAGATACATGGCAGAAATGGCAAAAATGGGGTACACCAGCAGCTACGAGCTTTTGGACGCAAGAGATTTTGGCATTCCCCAAGCAAGGCAAAGATATTTCACTGTATCAGTTCTAGGAACTGAATATTTTGAATTTTCCGATTTAATACATACACCAATGCGGAATATATGGGACTTTATACAACCAGACAATGAAGTTGCCGATTGGTACACTATAAATTCCAAAAGTCTGAAAGCAAGAATAGATCCAATGAATTTTGATAATGCACCGATCGACAAGCTACCTGTGATAAAAAACTACGCAATGACAATATCCACAAAACAAAATCGGTGTCCAAACAGTGGAATTATTCAGAGATCAGACGGATCATGGCGTCTGCTCACAGAACTTGAATGCTGGCGGCTACAAGGATATACAGATAAAGATTATTACAATGCATTAGCGTCTAATCCTAGTAAACAAGGGTGCAAAAATGGTGCGTTATATAAACAAGCCGGAAACAGCATTCCGGTTCCGATTTTTGAAAGTATATTTCGAAAGATAATTCTTGGAGAAACTGAAATGATGGAAGATCAGACCGGACAGCTCCGGTTTGCGTAAATTAAAGGAGGAGCAATATGTCAGTAAAGCCAATATTATTCAATACAGAAATGGTTCGGGCAATTCTGGACGGACGGAAGACCTGCACCAGACGTGTGATAAAGTCTCAACCAGATGAAAAGCATATATACCCACTTGGCTATGTTACAGACAGTACAGAGAAGAAAAATGTAGGATGTTTTGGATTTGGCATTGATGAATATAGTGGATCTGTTCAATATGCAAAGCAGCCATATCATCCGGGTGATATCCTGTATGTTCGGGAAACATGGCAATGTTGGCGGGCACATCGATATGAGGCAACCGCAGATATAAGATTCAGAGCGGGTGGTGATGATGTAAGATTACAATTTGCCAATGGAAGTACAGATTCCATTGACAGATACGATTTTGATACGTTTGTACATAAGTGGTTTAGCCATAATGGAGAATGGAAACCGTCATTATTTATGCCGAAAGAAGCGGCGCGTATCTGGCTTAAAGTCACGGATGTGAGAGTGGAGCGGTTGCAGGAAATCACAGAGGACGGAGCAAAAGCAGAGGGAATAAACGAAGAATGGGCCATGAGTTGGTGGTCGCCTACATACTATGACCCGGACAGTGGCGGTTATCCCAAATATAGAGATACATTTGCCTTTGAGGTTTGGAATAAAACCATCAAGAAATCCGACATTGGCCGTTACGGATGGTACGCAAACCCGTGGGTGTGGGTCGTAGAATTTGAGCGGTGTGAAAAGCCAGAAGGGGTGTGAGGTATGGATAAAGCAGTATTGGCTATGGATATGCCGGAGTCGTGTAGTAAGTGCAAATTTATTTATGAGTTTCAGGGAATTAAGAAGTGCCAGCTTATGAATGTACTGAATGGAGGCACATCAAGATTGTCACAGAACTCATTTATGAAGAAACGGCATGAAAAATGTCCGCTCCGGGAACTGCCGGAGAAGGAGCATAACGACAATGAATATGATGAATATTCGGATTGATGGGATGCAGGATGGAATGCCTGTCTGGATGAAATAACGAGGTAAATTAAAGTTTAGCTGAATAGCAGAAAGGAAACCCTATGAAAATACAAGAAGCACTTAAGATAGGAAATAACTGTGGATTGGAAACAGTAGGCGAAGCTATTTTAAACATCAAAATCCATGCAATAAGTTTATTTGATGATTCTAATAAAGAATTAAATGAATTAAATAAAACATGGCGTTGGATTAAAGAGCATAGAAGAACTCCTGATGGACAGGATAAAATCAATGAAGATACAAAAATAAAACTAATGTTGGATTATCACATAGCAGAAGATTTAACGGACTATGAAATTTATCAACAGGCGTTACGAAGTCCTTTATTTACAAATAGACTTGCAAATGAATAGTTATATAATCCGAAGCAAAAGCAAAGCTGAAAGAGAGGTAAATCAATATGGAAAAGAAAAACATATTAGCCATCGGTTATGGTGGCACAACACATTTAATGGCTTTATACGCAAGAGAAAAGGTTGCAGACGATATGTATAAATCTGCTAAAAGTGAAAAGGAAAAAGAATTTTACAAACACGAATTAGAAAATATAAGAGCAGAAATCGGTAATATGACAGTATGCAGCTAAATTAAAGTTTAGTGGAGGTAAAAAAGGTGGCTTATGGCTATAAAAATTTATCAAAAGCGCAAGAAGATGCTATACGAGTTATGAAGGCGCATGGTAATACTTTGATAAAAATACACGGATTTTGGACATATGAAAATTGTGAATTTCACGAATACCATAACGGAAGCAATTTAATGAAATTTCCAATTTATAATTGTCGAATAACAACATTAAGAGTGCTTGCACGAAAAAATGTGATTGCTCTTGATGAAGATAAAGGTATTTGTAAATTAAACTGAAATTTGCATGGAAATTTGCAGAAATTAACCGGAGGTGAAAATTGATGCTAATACAAAAAGATATTCATAATTTACTGGTGGAAAATATGTCAGTGCAACAAAAAATTGATATTTCAATGAGATGTGACAATGATCCTACGAAGATAGAAAAGGCAGAAAAAACTGTGGCAGAAATGTGCAATCTGATCGGTGGTGCAGGTTTAGAGTATTTGAACAAAAGGATATAATAACAAAACGTCCTGCCTGGACGAATCCACAACAGAACGTTTGTTTGGGATAAACAAATAATACCATGACAGGAAATATATGTCAATGGTCTGTTACATAAAAATTGCGGTACACCCACCGACCAAAGTAGATTGTACCGCATCACGTCTAAGGATATTATAGCAGATTCGCTGTCCTTAGGCAAGAGAATGTGGAGGATGTCCTATGACAGCAAAAGAGAAGGTAAGAAATGACGTTTTGTTACAGATGAGAAACCATGTAGATACGATGACGCTGAATGTATTGGAGGATGTGATTACCAGAGTCCTTGCAGGGGTTGAGGTTGTGGAGATCGAGAGTCTTCCGGCAACGATAGACGATAGTAATGCTTATGTCTGGGAATTGTTTATGCTAAAGAAAGCACCGAAGCTGTCAGAAAAGACCGTGAAGAGATACCAGGATATTGTAATGCGCTTTATAGATCATTGTCATAAATCATTCCTGAAGGTCACCAGTATGGATGTAGAACTGTATCTGTCTAAGATCAGCAGAGACAATAATGAGACTTCACTGGATGGCCAGCGCCGGTGTTTATCCGCTTTCTTTACCTGGATGCGTAAATCACACCTGATCGTGGAAAATCCCTGTGATGCAATTGAGCCGTATAAGACCATAGAGAAACCTATAGACCACATGGAGCCGGAAGAGGTAGAGCAACTTAAGACCGGCTGCAAGAACAAGCGTGACCGGGCACTGATCGAGTTTTTACGTTCTACGGCTGTGAGAGTCGGAGAGGCAGAACAGGTGCGTGTCTGCGATATTGACTGGCGTACTGGTGAAGTGTCTGTATATGGCGAGAAGTCTCGGAGATACCGGACCACCTTTCTGGATAGTGTAGCCATTAAGTATATAACGGACTGGATCAGGGCCCGTGGAATCCAGTTTAACAGTAAAGAAGCACTGTTTACGGCTATCAGGGGTGATAAGCATAAGGGCATTAACCGACAGAGTATCAGATCATCCGTTTATGCGATCAAAAAGCGGGCACAGATGGAGCGGCGCGTGTATCCGCACCTGTTCCGTAAGACCACGGCTACCAATATAACCAAGAGAGGTGGATCCGTGCATGATGCTGGGGAGTATATCGGGCATAAGGATAACAGCACAGCTGCAAGGTTCTATACTTTTGTGGGAAAGGATCATACGGAGGAGATCTTTAAAAAGTACGTGGCTATTATATAAGGGAAATATGATTTTAGTACATTGATAATTGAATGACTACAGTGGTAATGATATAATTTTCCCATTATAAAGAGAATAGGGGGATTAAGTATGTGGACTACGCAAAATCCAACACATTGTCCTAATTGTATGAGTAAAGATATAATATTGGGAAGCCGGGTATATAAAAAGGATGCGTATGGAGAAGACACAGATATTGTCATTCTGGGTACATGGTTTTGTAACAAATGTGGAGATATTATTGGCAGGAAGATGAGTCAGTATGAGAATGATCTTGATGAAAGAAGTCTGTGAGTTGAATCCAGTCATCAATTATGATGACTGGATTTCTCATATATGTAAGGTGATTATAGTGAAAAGGGCAAGGTGCGGCATATGTGGCAGAGGATCAGGAGTGCATGAGATCTATTTTTAGATTGAGAGCGGCTACAGTGGATAGTAGGTGCATTGAATAATTGATTATTATATGATATTCTATAAAAGGAGGAACTGAAAATGGTTGAGAAAGATGATTTAAGCAAAAAAGTTGATGAAAAGCAATGCCTCAAATCACTAAATAGTGTAAATAGTGAAATTAACAATGAAATTTCGGTTTATAAGGATAAGGTTAATGCGCTAGAAGCATTAATATGTAAATATAGCGCAAAGACTAATACTGCAGAACCCCTTGCCATAGCTTCAATAATGTATGCAGTTATTTTAACAGCAGTTACGTTGGTGGTTGATGGAATCCCGATTGATGATACTGTTTCAAGATGCATTTTGCTGGGAACATTCATTTTTGCATCATTATTTTTGGGAGGTTATTATATTTGCAGCAAAAAAAGAGCATATAGCAATACGTTTGTGCTTGAGTGTTTAAAGTTCAAATATAATGAATTAAAAGGGAAAGAAACTCAAACTGAGAATCAGGGAAAAACAGCTAATGCACAAACATATTATGTGCAAGTGACTAAGCAATAATTATTATCTAGCGCCTAAGAGCCAATATGTGGAGAAATCCATGTATCGGCTCTTTTTTGTTTTATCGGAGAAAGGAAGTGAGATAGTGGAGAACTACCAGAAAGCAGAGCAGGACTATAAGGCAGGAATGAAATATAAAGACATAGCAGAAAAGTATGGGACCACTATCAACACTGTCAAGAGTTGGAAAAAGAGGTATGCATGGAGTAGAGAAGAGGGTGCACACAAAACAGAAAAAGTGTGCACACAAAAAATTAAGGGCGCACACAAGAAGGCAGCACTTATAGATGATGGTACGAAAGGGACATTAAAGAACGATGACTTAACGCCGGAACAGCAGATGTTCTGTATATATTACAGTAGAACTTTCAATGCAACGCAGAGTTATATTAATGCGTACAGATGTCAATACAGCACGGCACTCACAAACGGGCCTGCATTACTCGGAAATACTCGGATAAAAAATGAGATTGAGCGTTTGAAAGAAATCAAGCGTCAGCAGATAGTAGCCGGTGCAGATGATATTGTGGAATTGCAGATGCGGATTGCCTTTGCTGATATCGGTAATTATCTATCGTTCGGTCAAAAAGAGATTACGGATCCTGATACAGGAGAGAACTTCATGGTAAGTACGGTTGATTTGAAAGAATCTGGGAATACAGATACACAGTTAATCCATGAGGTAAAGCGTGGTAAAGATGGCGTGTCTGTAAAGTTGGCAGATAAGCAAAAAGCGATTGACTGGCTTACAAAATACTTCCTGATGCATCCGGAGAGTAAATATAAAGCAGAATATGAGCGCAAGCGTGCAGAGGTCAAGGATAATGCAGGAGAGGAGATCCTTAAGAATATGCAGACTATAGCAGACATATTAAAGAATCCGGCAGCCAATCGCAGGATAGAAGATTTTGAGGAGAAAGAAAATGAATAGACCGGCGCCGTTCAGTGAACGACAGTATCAATACTTCCTCAGGTGTATGGATAGCTGGTTTAATGTGGCAGAGGGAGGCAAACGTGGTGGTAAGAACGTGTTACAGACACTTATATTCTGCTCTCTGTTGGAAACCCACAAGAATAAAATCCATTTGGTTGCGGGAGTATCAAATGCAACGGCAAAACTGAATATTTTAGACTGCGATGGATACGGCCTGCTGAATTACTTTGAGGGAAGATGCCGAGAGGGGAAGTATAAGGACCGTGATTGTGTGTATGTACAGACCAAGACCGGAGAGAAGGTTGTCCTTGTGTCCGGTGGAGGTAAAGACGGAGATGAGAAGCTGATAAAGGGTAATACCTACGGCATGGCGTATGTGACGGAGGCAAATGAATGTCACCAAAAGTTTCTAAAGGAGGTATTTGACCGTACATTGTCCAGTACGGATCGGAAGGTTTTTCATGATCTAAATCCTAAGGAAGAAGAGCATTGGTACTATACGGATATTCTTAAATTCCATGAGGATCAGCAGGAACTACATTCGGATTATGGATATAATTACGGCCACTTTACGCTGGTAGATAACATGAGCATGTCGGATGAAAAGATAAAAGCTGTGCTGCTTACATACAACAAAGGAACAGTCTGGTACCGCCGTGATATTAAGGGAGATCGAGCAGTTGCAGAGGGAACTATCTTTCAGAGATTTGCAGATAATAATGAACCATATTTATATGATGATGCAGATATATTTGAGGAGTATACAGAGGATGGAGAATTATTAAAGTACAGGCTGAAAAAGACACCGTTCAAGATAACGATGGGTGTTGACTTCGGTGGTAATGGTTCTATGACAACATTCGTTCTCAAACTGTACTTTAACAGATACCATGACTTGCTGACGGCAGAAGAGGATCATATCCCACTATCAAAGGACATTGATGCGGATAGGATATGCGATAAATTTGTGGAGTTTTATCGTATGTGCATAGAGAAGTACGGGCGCGTTGATTGGGTGTTTCCAGATAGCGCCAGTACAACTATGATAAACAGTTTGAGGAGTGCTGCCAAGAAAGCAGGACTCCCATATCGGAATATCAAGGGATGCCGGAAGAATGAAATCTCGGACCGCCCAAAGACGGAAGATAAGCTATTTAATACTGGCAGACTTAAGATTAATCGACGATGTGAATACCTTCGGAAAGCGATAGGCAATTTGAAGTGGGACGAAGATCATCCGGATCGACCGGAGGATAAGAACATCGGTAACTGCAACGACTGGTGGGATGCAGAGTGCTATACATGGCTTGATTTTGTGGAACTGATAGATTTAGACAGATAAGGAGAATGACATGGAACAGTGTGTAAAGAATTTTTTGCAGAAAAAAGGGTACACGGTTAACGACAAGGCACTGACAGTGATACAGGCCTGTGATGACTGGTACAGCAACCGTGTGATTGAGGACTTTCATAAGCGTAAGACGATCAATGCGATTCCTTATGAGTTATCACGGCTTAATTTTGGTAAGCGATGCTGCTCGGATGATGCGAACCTGTGTGAGGTGTTGGAGATTAATGCCGGTGATGGAGAACAGGGGAATTTTGTCAATGATGTACTGGCTAAGAGCGAGTTTAACACCCAGTATCGTAAGCAGTTGGAAAAGACCTCGGCGGATGGTACAACAGCCTGTTACATCAGGCTGGATAATGCGACCTTTATGGATAACAACTCTGTAAAGGGTGGAATCATTAAGCTTAATTATGTGGAAGCGGATGCGTTTATGCCGTTGACGGTGGAAAACGATATCGTAATAGAAGCAGCCTTTTCCGGATCCGGATTGAGCAAGGGAAAGAAGCAGACCACGCTTGTACTGTTTACGTTGGGGGATAATGGATTATACACTGCCGAGACACACGTATTTGATGATAAGGGTAATGAGTTAACCGATCAGGAAACGATTGTGCAGCTGGGAGAGGTAAAGCCATTCGCAGTGATGCGTAATGCAGAGGTAAATAATCTGGATGATATGACCGGGTATGGTCTGCCTAAGCTGTGGGATGCTATTCCGGCGCTTAAGGTTGTGGATCTGTGCTACAACGTTCTCTTTTCCGATCTTGATAAAGCGGAGAAGATTATTCTTGTAAATGAACTGCTATGTGAATTTGACGAGAACGGGCAGCCTAAAATGACACCGGAGCAGAAAAAACTATTTGTCCTTATCGGTGAAAAACTTCCAGATCCACAGGAAAAAGCATTGATACAGGAATACAACCCGGAGATCCGCATTGAACCGGTGACAAAATCCTTTGAGCTGGCATTGTCGCTCTTATCAATGTCCTTTGGTTATGGCACAAAGAAGTACAGCTTTGAGAACGGACAGATTACTACAGCAACCGAGTATGTTGGAGAACGTCAGGATCAGATGCAGGAGCTCAACCGTCAGAGACAGGAAGCAATCCGGTACATACAGGACATCTGCAGAGCAGTGATGTGGTTTGCCAATACCTTTCAGGGCAAAGCATTCAACCTGGATCAGGAGATCCTTGTAGATTTCGATGATAGCTATATCACAGACCGGGAAGCAGAATTGGAGAGAAAGAGAAACGATGCGCTTGCATTTGATATTCCGGATCTGACAGTTTGGTATCTCATGGATGCATACAGCCTGGCAGAAGAGGAAGCACGGAAACTGGTAGAAGCCAAGGTGGAAAAAGAAGAGCAGGAAACAGGTGGAGAGGATGAGGATTAATGCTGTCAGAAGAACAACTTGAAATCATATCTGAAACCATTGCGCCCCTGTTCCAGTATTTAGAGCATGAGGTTATTGTGGACATTGCCCGCAGGATTGCAAAGACGCTTACTTATAGCCGTACTGCAGAGCTGCAGGCAATGTCTATGGCAGATCTCGGCTATAGTCCGGCACGGATCCGGAAAGAAGCTATGAAGATTCTCAATGCGGTTCCGGAGTATCGTAAGGCTGTAGCGAAGAATACGCTGGAATATAAGCGCGAGATCCGGAATACGATTAATGATATTACCAGGGAAGCATACAAAGCCAATGATGATATTGTGGCAGGTGCCGGTAATATGGCATGGATCAGTGACCTTGCCGTGTGGAAGAGTGTTGGTAAGGAGTTAAAGGATCATTCTTTTTTACAGCAGCTTGTGGATGCGTTTGCAGCACAGACCGCCGGAGAACTTAAGAATATGACACAGAGTACCGGCTTTAAAACCATGAGCGGGTATGAGGGCATAGAGAACGCATACCGCAGGGAATTGGATAAGGCTGTGATTAAGATCTGTTCCGGAACATTCTCCCAGGATAAAGTGATCCGTGATGTGGTGCATGATCTGGCACAGAGCGGGTTGCGGTCCATTGATTATGCATCTGGTTATAGTATGCAGCTTGATACGGCATCAAGGCTTGCGATCAGAACTGGATGCCATCAGCTGGCAGGAAAGATACAGGATAAAAACATCGAACAGACAGGAGAAAACCTTGTATATGTATCGAAGCACCGTGGCGCACGTAATAAGGGGATAGGCCATGCCAACCATGAGCAGTGGCAGGGCAGGGTTTATTACATCAAAGAGGGGCAGGATTACCGGGAAGAGGCGGACCGTATCGGACAGGATAGTATTACAGACCTGTGGAGAGCAACCGGTTACAGTGCAGATGGTGCACATGAGGACGATCCGGAGGGACTTTATGGGTATAACTGCCGGCACAACCATTATGCATGGTTTGAAGGAGCTTCCAGTTTCCCAAAGAATCATGATGAAAAGGATCCGGCACCGGTAACCATCAATGGAAAAACCTATGATTATTATGCTATGACGCAGAAAATGAGGTCTATGGAGCGGAATATCCGGGCATTAAAAAGGGAAAAAGAAGCTCTTACTACACTGGGAGCGGACACAACAGAGATTAATGCCAGGATCAAAAGTAAGACAGCGGAGTATAAAGAGTTTTGTAAGGCTTGTGGTGTGCCGGTAGCTACAAGTAAGCTCCGGTATGAATGCGGCACGTCTGACTTAAAGAATACCAAGGCGTGGAAAGGAATGCAGAACATAGAAGGGGAGAATGGCTATAAAGAGTATCGTGTTATCGGGGATAACGGTAAGGCGGTATCGCTTGGAGAAAAGGTGACCTTAAGTACAATGATCGCTAAAATGCCGTCAACAGTACGAAGTGCTTTATCAGATGTTACATTCCATTTTAATAGCAGTGTTGGAGGCGGATACTGGTACGGCCATAATGAGATTTATCTACCGAGTAACGTAACAGATCGGGAGTTTTACCATGAGGTAGGACATTGCCTGGAAGAAAAGCTGTTTAATAAAAAAGAAGTGGATGCTTTAAAAAAGAATTTGGTACAAGGTCTTACTAAAGATGATATAATAATAAAAACAGGTATGGATAGTACTGGAAATACCATGAAAATATTTGTATTAAACAGTCCGAGATTTATAAAGGAATACCAGGGAAGGTTATATGTGGAATCCGTAAAAGAAGCTCTGAATTCAGATGGCAGCATAAACACGGATGCACTCGGAGAGGTAGTATCTGTTGCTGTGGAGCATTATTTTATGACACCGAGAGCTACGAAGAAATATTTCCCGGATATGTATAGAATCGTGGAGGAAACCTTGCATGAGTGATAGCAGCTATTGGAATAAAAAAATTATTGATCTGCCGTGGACAGAAGAGAACCAGGAACTTTTTGCCGCTCATGTAGATATGGAAAAGGAAGAGGAGCGGTTAAAGCAGGAGGAAAATGTGGAAAATAATGGGACCCGAAAAAAGGATAATAATTTATAGATATATCATTGAAACGAAACATTAGTTCTGCTATAATATCCTCATGGAGGGTTACATATGTTGCCAAAAGGATATTATTGGTGCAGATGCCCTCGATGTGGAAATCCTAAGATGCAGGTATTACGGAATGATACCGCACTTGTCAATTTCCCGGGGTACTGCAAAAAGTGTAAAACAGAATCATTAATGACAATAGAGCCTAAGCGCCAAATAGTAAATTCGTAGATCGAATTGCTGTTTGGCGTTTTTTATTGTCAGATCAGGCGGGATAGAGCAGTGGTAGCTCAATGGCTTCCTTAGTCATGAGACGGTGGTTCGATTCCATCTCCCGCAATTTCCCATATCGCAGAAAGTGCGATTCAAAAAATATTTTAGGAGGATGAAATGAAGAACATTTTTGAAATCATGAAAGAGTATGGACTTGAAGTGCCGGAAGATAAAAAGAAGGACTTTGAAAAGGCTGTGCTCGAAAACTACAAGACCATGACGGATTATGACAATCAGACCAGGAAGCTGGACGCAGCGAATGATACGATCAAAGCGAATGACACCGCCATGAAAGACTTACAGGATAAGTTAGACGGATTCAAGGATGTAGATGTATCTGGTCTGAATCAGAGAATCAAGGATCTGGAAACAGAAAAGACGAATATCCAGAAGGATTATGATGCCAAGATTGCAGATCGTGATTTTAATGATCTTGTGAAAGAAAGCATTGCTGCTGTCAATGGTAAGAACCCTAAAGCAATCACTGCTTTACTGGACGTGGAAACCTTAAAGGCATCCAAGAATCAGAAAGAGGACATTGCAACAGCACTGAAAGCATTGACCGAGAAAGAAGATAGCAAGATGCTCTTCGGGGAGCCGGAACCTAATCCGGTAGGAACAGGTAATTTGATTGGACAGGTGCAGAAAACACCGGGACAGTCAACAGACACCCTTAAGGATGCGCTTAAGGAGAAATATAAATAAGAGGAGAATGAGAAATGGCTTTAACATTAGAAGAAGCAAAGGTCGGCATGGCTGACAAAGTAGACCAGAATGTCATTGATGAATTTAGAAGAGCTTCACTTTTATTGGATATGCTTATATTTGATGACACAGTATCCCCCGGAACCGGTGGTTCCACACTTACCTATGGCTACGTGAGGTTAAAAACTCCATCGACGGTAGCCGTGCGTTCTATCAATACGGAATATGCACCTAACGAAGCAAAAAGAGAGGAAGCAACTGCAAAGGTTATTATCCTTGGTGGTTCTTTTGAAGTAGACCGTGTTATTGCGGAGACCGGTGGTGCAATTGATGAGATCGACTTCCAGATTAAGGAAAAAACCAAGGCAGGAGCAAATTACTTCCACAATCTTGTAATCAACGGTTCTTCTGCTGCATCCGGTAGTGGGTATATTACCGGAACTTTTGACGGACTTAAAAAGTTGTTATCTGGTTCTGATACAGAATATACATCCGAGGCAGATATTTCGACCAGTGCATTGCTGGATAGTAACTACAATGCATATCTTGATGAATTGGACGGATTTATCAGCAAGCTGGCAGAAAAGCCAGATATCCTGCTGATGAACAATGAATTACTGACAAAGACAAGAGCAGCCGCAAGGCGTGCTGGCTTCTATGAAAGAAGCACAGACGGATTCGGTAGAACAGTCGAGAAGTACAACGGCATTCCTATGATGGATGTTGGACAGTATTATAACGGCACGAAGAGTGCTGATGTAATTGAAACAACTACTCCATCCACAACGGCTTATGGCACAACAGACTTGTATGCGGTGAAACTTGGTCTTAATGCATTTCACGGTATTTCTGTTGATGGTGGCAAGATGGTGCACACTTATCTTCCCGATTTGAATGCGCCTGGCGCAGTAAAGAAAGGTGAAGTTGAAATGCTTGCTGGGGCTGTTCTGAAAAATAGCAAAATGGCAGGTGTTCTTAAGGGTATTAAGGTTAAGCCTAAGGCAGCAGCCTAAGTAGGAACGGAGGGAGCAGTATGTCTTACATAGCGTGGGAGCAGTACCGCTCCCTTTGCAATAGCATTACAGATGAAACAGAATTTAATAGGTTGTCCAAGTTGGCAGAGATCAAATTGAACACCATTACCCACATGAGGGCGAAGCGGTTTGAGAATGAGTACAGTGAGGAAATAGCCACAGATTTCCAGAAGCAGGTCCATATGCAGATTCAGGACACTTTCTGTCAGCTGATCAGTCTTATGAGCGTACAGGAAAGCTCCGGCATGGGTACTGGGATTACTTCCGTCAGTAATGACGGGTATTCCGAGTCTTACAAGGTTACCACAGCGCAGGAGAAGGAAGCACAGCTTACCTCTGTGATACGTTCCGGTCTGTCCGGTACGGGATTGGCAGGTGCATTATGATCTGTAATAAGAAATCGTATCCGGAGTTAAGCAAAGATTGTGAGAACTGCTTGGAAAGGGATGCTTGCTTTAGCGGGCACGCAGTCGGCGTTGCAACGTTACCCCTTCTTGAAAATTCAGCAGCTCCTCTTTTGAGAGAAACGATGCAAATTAATGTAGACGGTGTAATGACAACGGTTTACAAGGATGAAATAGAAAAAGAAATCTATAAGGCACTTCGTGAGCCGTTTATGCTGAATTATGGAGCGTGATAATATGAGTGTATTATTTACGGACACCATGACGGTCTATAACTACCATCGGGATCCGGATACCGAAAAGGAAATCTGGCTCCGGTCAGTAGTAAAAGGCGTACAGTGGAGTCATAACAAGACTGAGGTTACTACTTCCGGCAATGTGCAGACAGAAAGCAAGGTGGAGAGTATCACCATTGATTTCCAGCGTAGTTATGGGAATAAGCCTTATCTGTCACTGCCGAAGTAAGAGCCGCTTTCAATTCCTGAACTCCACACTGGATAGAATATTC